GTCGTCATTGCACTGGCAGAAAGTCATGTTTCTTGTCATACTTGGCCAGAAAACGGGTGCTTGGCAGTTGATGTGTACACGTGTGGTGAAGGAAACCCACGTTTAATTGCCTTAGAGATACTCAAATACCTCAATTCTGACTCATATTCGCTTCGTGAAGTCGAACGTTAAATAGAAATAAGGAGATAGCAACCTCCTTTATAAAAGTTCTGTTTTATTCATTAAAACAGGAGCTAAAATGTCGAACTTACCCGTCGATAGAGACAGTAATTACATGAGAGAGATGTGGGGAACATCTCATTTAATCACTGATTATGGTGATATTAAACCAAAAAGAGTGATTCAAGAAGTCATGCACGATGTTGCACCACGCCATGATCTGAAAAAACAAGAAGAGTTGCATGAAAAAATTCGTAATGATGAAGATTACGATGATTGGAACTATGGGACTGAACCATCTTATGGGATTCCTTGGAAATAACTCATAAATAATGAGAGAAAATCCACGTCCAAATGGCAGTTACCAGAGTATCAAGAGCCTTCAAGGACATTAGTTTGTCCTTCGATCCTCATCCTGTTACAAAGGATCTGCCAATTCTTAAGAATGAGAATGCAATTCGTCGTTCCGTCAGAAATTTAGTCGAAACAATCCCAACAGAGAGATTCTTTAACTCCCTGTTGGGTTCTGAAGTACGCTCAAGTCTGTTTGAATTTGTTGACTATGGTACTGCGGCAATTATTGAGGACCAGATTCTTACAACGATTCGAAACTTTGAACCACGTGTTACAAATACACGAGTGGATGTTGAACCATCACCCGATGAGAATACATTCAATGTAACCGTAATATTTGATATTATTGGACAAGATGTTCCGACACAAGCGTTTACATTCATATTAGAGGCAACCAGATAAAATGCCTTTCACTAAATTTACCAACCTCGATTTTGATCAGATCAAGACATCCATCAAGGATTATCTTCGTGCGAACTCCAACTTTACAGACTTTGACTTTGAGGGTTCAAACTTTTCTGTTCTGATCGATACGTTAGCATATAACACATATATTACAGCATTTAACTCAAATATGATTGTGAATGAGTCCTTTTTGGACTCTGCAACTCTCAGAGAAAATGTTGTTTCACTGGCAAGAAATATTGGTTACACACCACGTTCCAGAACAGCGGCAAGAGCGCACGTAACTATTAACGTACCAACTACCTCAACAAGTCCCACATTGACCTTGCAGGCGGGTCTGGTGTGTGTTGGAACGGCAGAACAGAGCACATATACCTTCTCAATACCAGAAAACGTCTCTACCACTATCAGTGGTGGAGTTGCCACATTTGGTACGACAGATGCACCAATTGAAGTGTATCAGGGAACGTTCTTGACAAAGCAATTTGTTGTAGATGGTTCTCTGGATCAACGTTTTATTCTTGATAACTCATTCATTGATACTTCAACCATTGTTGTTTATGTAAAGGGACCTTCCGATAGTGGTCTTGGAAGAGAATACTCAAAAGTCGATAATATCATTGGAGTTGAAAGAACTTCTGAAATTTATCTTCTTCAGGAAGTTCAGGACGAAAAGTATGAAATTCTATTTGGTGACGGACTGTTTGGTAAAAAGTTAGAGAACAGTTCTGTTGTTACTGTCACTTATATTGTGACTGATGGAAAAGAAGGTAATGGACCATCTGAGTTTAGTTTTTCTGGTTCATTGAGAGACGCAAGTAATAACGTTGCGATTCCTTCCAGTTCAGTAACAATGACTACTATTCAGAAGGCAATGAATGGTGGTGACATTGAACCTGTATCATCTGTCAAATATTTTGCACCAAGACTCTATTCTGCTCAGTACAGAGCAGTGACTGCTAGAGACTATGAGGCAATTATTCAGCAAATATATCCAAACACCGAGTCTGTCTCTGTTGTCGGTGGAGAAGAGTTAGATCCACCACAGTTTGGAAAAGTTCTGATTAGTATCAAACCAAAAAATGGAGACTATCTATCAGACTTTGATAAGGGAAATATACTAACAAAACTCAAGCAATACTCTTTGAGTGGTATCAACCAAGAAATTGTCGATCTGAAAGTATTGTATGTTGAGATTGACTCTTCAATTTACTACAATGCACCTCAAGTTTCAAGCGTAGATAACTTGAAGACCACAGTTACAAATGCATTGAACACATATGCTTCTTCCATTGACTTGAATAAGTTTGGTGGAAGATTCAAATATAGTAAAATACTTCAAGTTATTGATAATGCAGATAGATCAATTACTTCAAATATCACGAAGGTAAGAGTACGTAGAAATCTGAAAGCATTATTAAATCAGTTTGCACAGTATGAGTTGTGCTTTGGTAATAAGTTTCACATCAATTGTGACGGATATAATATTAAGAGTACTGGTTTTTATATTAGCAATGAACCAGATATGGTTCATTTCACTGATACACCAAACACAATTCCAGGAACTGGTGAGTTAGATGGTAGTGGAAAAGGAGTTCTATCTGTCGTTAAAAGAAATGCAGATGGAAGTTATCGAGTTTTAGTTTCTTCTGCTGGGGTTATTGATTATACCAAAGGTGAAATTACAATAAACACGATTAATATCATATCAACAGAAAAAGAAAATAATATTATTGAGGTTCAAGCATATCCAGAATCAAATGATGTTGTTGGTTTAAGTGACCTATATTTAAGTTTTAGTATTTCAGATAGCACCATAAATATGGTTAAGGATGTCATTTCTTCTGGAGAGGATATCTCTGGGGTTACTTTTACAAGAGATTACTATACATCAAGCTACTCTAACGGAGAACTAGAGAGGAAATAAAATATGATCGAAACTGGTTTTGATAGAAGGGTAAAGATTCAACAAATTGTACAAAATCAACTACCAGAATTTTTACTCTCGGAGTCTCCAAAAGCAGTAGATTTTTTAAAGCAATACTACATCTCCCAGGAGTATCAAGGTGGTCCTGTAGATATTGCTGAGAACTTAGATCAATATTTAAAGGTTGATAATCTAACTACAAATGTAATAAGTGGAAAGACCACACTACAGAACACTCTCACAACAACATCTGACACTATTGTAGTTGGTTCTACAAAAGGATTTCCAGATCAGTATGGTCTCTTAAAAATTGATAATGAGATCATTACCTACACAGGTATTACTACAAACAGTTTTACTGGTTGTATTCGTGGTTTTAGTGGAATTACAACTTATAGTCAGGTTAACAACCCAGAAGAGTTAGAGTTCTCGACTTCAAAAGCAGGAATCCATACCAGTGGAGTAGAGGTCAAAAACCTAAGCTCACTATTTTTACAAGAG